TAAACTGCGCCGTACCGTCCCCCTCGTTGCTAAACGCTTCCCCGCGCTGTATCTGTTGCTCGTATTGGCGGCGAAATTCCCGCGCCCGGTCGCTAAACGCTGTTGCCCGGCTGGGATGATCTACCGCGTCGGCATTAATGGTGCTGTCACTGGTACGGCTGTACTTGCTGGCCAGCGCCTCGCAGATGAGCGAAGCGGCCAGGTAGCAAACCGCATGGAAATGTTCAGCCGGCACATCACACTGAATCGACTTGTAAATAAAGTTGTCGGCATCCGTGACTGTGCTAACCTGTGCCGTGGCGACTTCCTCATCTTCAGCGGCTACCCAATCAGTACCGTTAAAGTAAATCCAATCATTCAGACTAAGGCCGTGAGCGCGACGAGCAACGCTGGTTGTGGCCGTGGTCACACTCCAGGCATAAGGGGCCGTGAAGCGCACCCGTGCCGTTTCTCCGCTTGCTGGTGCCACCGTGTCAAAGCGCAAATAGCGTAGTGTGGCATCCCAGTAATCGTCGCTCCAATCGCCGGGGTCCAGCATTTGCGGCTCATGGTCAGCCGTCACCGCTTCAGCCGGGTACTCAATGGCCAGCACTCGGCTAAAACCGTCTACAAACGCCGATAACACCGCGCTACCGCCCGTTAATGGGTAGTAACGCCCACCGTCCCCCGTTACGTCTTCAGTCGCTTCCTCAGGCCGCTCGATGCTGTAAAGCTCAACAGCCGCCTTAATTTGCAACTCCCGACGGTACTGGAGCAGTTCGTTATCATCGGCGCTAATCAGGTTATCAACCTGGGCGCGAAAGGTGCCAAGTGAAAACGCCATTATTTAGACTTCTTTCGGATAGCACGCTTTGGCTTCGACTTTTCTGGTGCGGCTGGCTTTTCTATTGGCTCTTCTGCTGATAGGTCGGCTAGGGGGATTGTCAGCTTTGGACAACCGGCAACCCCCTTGTTAACCACCATGACTACCTGCGCGGCATCGTTGTCGATGTGATAGGCCATGACCTGCACAGGGTCAATATCAAGCAAAGCGCAAGCCCGCTCGATCAAGTCAATCATTAGACTAAGTACCAGACAGAGATATAGAAATTGTTCGAGGCCGCACCATTGTTAATGTCAAAAGACACCTTGGAATTGGCCGCAATGCGGACCGGCGTTTGCGTGCCGCCCAGTTCAGGGGTTGACCAAGTGCCCGGCACATTGGCGTCACTGGCATCAATGCCAGAAATGACGTTGCTACCGTCGTCATCAACATCAAGGGTAGCCCCCGCGTCATCTTCCAAAGGGGAGACACAGACACCAACCACAACAATATCAAATGGCACAGTCCAGTAGCCTTCCAGCGTCCCCATCCCTGCCGTGGCGTCGGGGTCGGTCAATGTGACGTTATGCTCACATAAGCGTTCTTTCATAGTTCAATCCTCATTAGCGGGGCAGGGGAAGCGCCCTAAAGACGCCGCCCCCGTTCCCTAAGTCGCCAGATTAGGCAACGTTGCTCTTGTGCAGCGGTCGGAAGTCCGCGACCGGAGCGCAGGTATAAGTGCTGCTAAATTGCCAGGTCATCAGACGGACCTTATAACGCAGTTCGTCGTTGGTAAACATAGCACCGGCAGTCTCAGAATCGCTGGCGAACAGTTCAGGCAAACGCCGACCACGCAGGAAGATAAGATAGATGGCCGGGAATTGCATCGGATCGCCCACGAGCGCCCAGTCCGTCGCATCCGTCCAAGTTGGAACCGCAATCACTTGAGATTCGCGGAAGAACACGTTGGGTTGGCTGTTGCTGGCACCCGGCACAACCTCAGAATTGATGACAGCTTGCGCCGTTGTTTCGAGGTCAAACGGAACTAGAATGTACTTAGGCGTAATGCCCAAACGTCGGCCCGCACCAAGCGCCTGATCGGTCTGCTTCTGCATGGCCAACCGAGCAGCCGCATAAGCGGCGCTGGTGGTGCCAAAAGCAGTCGTGAGCAGATTGGCATGACCGCCACCTGTGGTCGTAGCGGTGGCGTTGAACAATGCGCCGGTATCGGAAAGGACTGGGCCGGCTGCGCTATTGACGGTAAAAACGCCGCTCACCATGTCGGAAAGGGTGTTGTACCAGGCGTTAGCCAGACGGATCGGAATCTGCCGGACTTCGTTCAACTTGTCGTTAAGCATCGTCTCCAGCGTAATTCCAATGTAGTTGCCTTTCTTCACAAAGCTGGCCGTCTCTTCGTCGTCAGCCCATGACAGTTCGGTGTAGGCGTTGCCCTCATTGACCTGGCTCAGGCTGGATACCCCATAGGTACGAACCAACGTGGCCTGGTCGATGGTGTCAACCTCTTCCTCGGTGACAATCGGCGCCCACCATTCCTCGCGCTTGCTGTAGCTGTTAGCCAACATCAGATTCAGCGAGTTTTTAACGATGCTCGACATGCTGGACTGTGTAACAGATTCCCACGCCCGGTCGTCGGTGTAGGGATTGCCGCCCAGGATGTTGTAAGCCCACTCAGACAGGCGGCGGGTGTTGTCAGCCGGTCGCCCGTTCTTCTGCCAGGACTTAAACGCCTCGGTCTGGCGCTGTTTGACATCCTTGCTGTCAGTCTGGTCAAGGTTATTAAACTCACGGTTGCCCATCAGCAGCCGCATCAGGCCAACCTCGGCCAGTTCATCGCCAGTGATGCCCACCTCGATCTTGCTACCACGAACGCCGCCACTTTCGGCAACACGCCCGGTCGGGTCGGTTGCGGCCTGTGCTTCCTTGGCCTGTTTAATAACCGGCTCAATGTCGCGGGCGGTGCGGATGCCACGACGGGCAAGCTGGGCAAAAGAGCCGGTCAGCTTGGCCGATTCGATGGCCTTCTCAACTTTCATGTCAAACAATTGGCGCTCAATATTCTTAAGCGCCTCGGATGCTTGACCATCCGACGCGGCCTCAGTCTCTTCGACCTCTTCCGCTTCCTCTTCCTGGTCCTCGTCGGCCACGGCTTCCGCTGCGGGCTGTAAGGACTTGGTTAATTCACTAACCAGCCCCTTAACCTCGGCAAGTTCTGCCGCAAGTCCGTCGAGGTTCACGCCGTTCATTTCAGACATACGATTTACCTCATTGTTAGCAGCGATTGCCCGCACAAAACCGCCACCGGCTGCCGGGTCGCCCACTAAATCTACACTGTGTACTTTAGGAAAGCCGGTCACTACCGGCATAGAAACACCATTTACAAATACGTCGCTGCTCTGCTTTATCAGCGCGTCCAGCGACAATCCAACCGATTTCAATACGCCACTTTCATAGGCGTTTTTCAGCTTGTCCCGCAACCCCTGGTCAACCACCTTAAACACGCCTTTAAGCTGGCGCGTGGTCGCTTCCCATGCCACATTGGTGATCGTCCCCAACCACTCACGCGCCGGCGACCGCATCCCGCCCCGCGCCTGAAATTCCTCTTTCGTCAGATGGTCGTCGTAAACCTTGACGCCCTCAAACATACCGGCAGCCTCAGCCACCGCCGCCACGTCATACAGTCGCCCGTTCTTGCTGGGGATGTATTCGCGCCCGTCGTGTGTGACAAGGCCATCCGGCCCGTCGGGGCCAATAATGACGACCTCCCATTCCTTGCCGGTCAGTTCGCCAGCCGGAACGATGGTAGCCTCAAAGATATGCGGAATGTTCTTGTAGGTGTGAGCTGCCATAGAAACAAAAAAAGCGGCCCCCTAAATGGAGGCCGCTGCGGTAAACCCGGTTGGGCGGAGTTGTTTGATTAAAAAGTGGCAGTCCTGAGCATCAATTAAAAACTAATGCCGCTAGGCACCACTCACAAAATAGTATAGCAAGGGGCGGGGATGGTTGTCAAACTAGCCGCCGTCCTAGCTGGGTAATATCAATCTTGCCATCTACATAATCTGGCACCCAAACATCACGCGCGACCTCAATAATCCACCGCACAACAGCCGGATAATACCATGTGCCACAAGACGCCCTTAGTAGTTCGTCAACCTTCTGAGCGTTGCCCATTACCAGCCTCCCGCATCTGCTCACTCGTCATCACTTGGCGCTGTGTCGGCTCCAAATAGCCGCATTCTATCATAAGCGATTCCAGTTGGACGCCGATACTGATAACCGTCCGGCGCATGTCATTGAATTGCCGTTCATGGCGCTCGGTTAATCGTCGTTGCCGCAACGCCCTGTTTACACCGTTGCTCATACCGTCGTAAATCTCCTAGTCTCGCCGGGCATCAATACGACGCCCAGGTCATCATATACGGTCAGGATCCGGCACCCGCAATTAATAGTGTTCTTTGCGCTGCCGTTCGGGTCGAGTGGGTACATTAGTGCTTCCCCATCCACAATAAACGGCTCATTGGCAGAGATGGGGTTGGCCAGCGTTTCCATATGCGCGGCTACGTGGCTAGGCCGGCTGGTCGGTTGCAGCGGGTTAACCCATCGCTTCTTCACGTTCGGGTCATCCTGCGCCGCTTGTTTCAGCGTGTCAGCCGCCGTAATGTTGAACGTCCGGCCTGTCTCGGTTCGCAGGATGCGCTCGGCATCGTAATAGACGCCGGTCGTCTTGGTTCGCCCACCCCGGCCTACCTGCCCCAATATGCGGTCAATAGCTTGCATGGCGTCGTTTGGGCTGGCCTCGCCTAGCGCGTTGATTCTGAGCGCCCGCCGCATGGCAGAGCGCATGTCAGCCGTTAGCCCGCCCACTATCAGGTCAACCGTATGCCCCACCAATGGCGCTAACCTCTGAAGCTGCGACGTGGTAGCCAATGGCGCATTGATAGCCAGCAACGGTTCCAGCACGCTATCCGCGCCATACTGCCCTGCTTGCCGTATCGTCTGGTCAGCAATCGCCGCCATCTGCGCCCCGGTCTGCTCGATAAGCGCCTCGACATCAACCAGCAAGCGGCTAATAGTCGCCGCGTTGATGTCGCCCCGCGTGATGCGGTCGGCAAGCTGCGCCCGCAATTCGCGGATAGCGGCTTGAAGCGCCAGTACCCCGCGCTGTTCATTGGCAGCGGCTAGGCGTAGCACGTCGGCCAGGGCTTTGCGGAAATCAGAGCGACGGGTCATTATGCGCTACCGTTTAACACTATCTCCGGCTCAACATCGCCGCTAGTCAGCCGCCCATCAGGGCTAGCAGCCGCCGATGCCAGATTGCCCACTAACTGGTCGTTGCGCTCCTGCTCATCGTCCATCGCTTCAGCCGCTACCGCTTCCAGTTCAGTCATGGGGTCGATGTCAATGCCAAACTCAGCCATCAGCCGCGCCCATGACTTTGCCGCTGTCTCTTCGGTAATCCAGCCAGCTTCTGCCGCCGTCATTAGGGCGATGGCGAACGGGCCAAACAGCGGCACAACCTGCGCCATATCCTTTGTGCTGAGTTCTGGCAGGTTGACGGCAACTTCTATCTCATCATTCTCGGATAGGTTGCCCGCGATGATGGCCTGGTCGATAACAAACTGCAATATCATTTCCAGCATATCCCGTACGCTGGCCTGGTCATATTCCAGGCTCTTAATAGTCGGGTCGCCCTGCGCCAGCGCCGTAGCCCGGTTGGCATCATCGCCATAACCGAACCAATGCACCGGAAAGCCCACCCCGCCTAGAATCAAGCCAAGGATGGCCCGGTAGGTGGCGATGCTGCCTTCCTGCCTTAAGTCAGGCGTCATCATGTCCCACTTCTCGGCGTCCAATGTGTAGACATTGATACTGCCCTTCTTGGGCGGGTTGGCCATAATTTGCCGGGTGCGCTTGTCTACCTGATCCGGCCCGCCCGTCACGCCAACGAACCAGCTAAAGAAGTCTGCATACTGCTCCCGGTCGCCCAAAGCGAACAGCGTTTCGTCGGCCTGGTCAATCCAGTCGGCAACCTGAATGAGGTCACTCACCCCGCGCTTCTGATTGGATAGCCGGTTAACGCCTGACCAGAACACGGAGCCGTTGTACTCGCTACGCCCGTACTCGGCCAGCATCACGCTCTCCCACTGCTCCCGCGTAGCTTGCTCCCACGTCACTAGCTTGCCGGGGTAACGCG